TCCTTCGATGATGTCGACAATGGACTGATCGGGGTTCTTGGCTGCTTCGACAAGTGCTCGCAAGTCCTTCCGCTCTCCGGGCTGGGGGATCTCTCCCTCTTCGATGATGAGCGTACCTGGGATTCGATCGGAATCTTTGGTGCAATAGACCCGATTCTGTTGAGGAGTCCCTTTACTTGCTTCTCCATGAATTCGGGAACCGAGGAGAGACTTCCACATGGTGAGTGTGGTAGGTGAGGCCCGCTGTGCATATCCCTGGATGTGAGGCGTGCCAGCAGAGCCGCGCTCTTCTTGGGCAACAATGTACTTAAAATGTCCGAGGTTTGCATTGTCAATAATGTGTTTAAGTTCGTCTGGTGTGTAGTTGTTCAGTGTAAAACATAAAGATCGAGGTTTCGACATGTTTGTTTAATGATGTCTGCATGCAGACACACAATGTACAAAAAGTAGGGGGGTAACCAAAATTACGGACCGTACCTAGCGGTACCGTACCACCACGAATTTTTTATCCGGACTCGGGACCCCCCTGGATATGCACCCGAAAAATTTAGGAGAGGGTCTTAACCTATAAAAAAAAAAGTTAAGTTTCCTGAGTTAAGGAATTATTAGTTAAGTTGAGTGTAGTTAACTTAAAAATTTTTCGCCTGCGGCGGGCTAAAGAGAATCCTCCGGAGGCCCTCCGGGGGCCCTCCGGGGGCCCTGCCGGGGGCCAAGCCCCGAGCAGTGCCCCATTCTCTTTGCCCGCCTTAACCTGTATACATGACAGTGCACAGAGGTGGATGGGTAATACTAGGCCATCCACCTCTGTGCTATTTTTTTCTATATTTTGATCAAACAAAAGTTAAGTTGAGGGAAGTCGGTCAGTTGGGTACCCTTCCCGCTCGTGCTCTGAACTGCGTTCGTCGGCACTCCGGGCCCCTTCCCTAACATCCCTCAACTTACGTATTAATTCTCCTCGAAGTAAGAGGTATCCTCTGTGTTGGTCTGTACGTTAATAATACCCTGATCAGCATCAGAAATGATGACATAAGGGTTAGTAAGATTAACACGAACAGTTCTCTTAGTAATAAGCGCTCTAGCAGTACACGTATCCTCTCGTAAGAACGATAATTGACTGCTACCAGTAGAAACAGTAACGTTGTTGGCAACGTCATTAAATACCATTTGGCCCAAAACGTAAACAACACCAAAAACAGTACACTTCTTTTTATATGTATAATCAGTATCGTCAAACATACTGCTAACGACACGATTTTTCAAAGTAAGAGAGGTATTAAACTGTCCTCCTGGTTCTAATACAAATTCCTCAGTTTTAAGAGTTTGCCAACAATTTCTAAACTGAGATCTGACTTGAGGAGAACCAGGAACAAGAGAAGGATCTAACAATGCTACTACATTGCCACTCATAGGTCCTGTGGTACTAACACCAGTCACTTGCTGACCTCCATGAGCATAATTTGCTTGAAAGTTGGAGCCAGGAGTAAGACTGTCAAATACAAGACCTTCACCAACAGCTAAACCTGTTGTAGTGAGTATGGGTTGTGCTTGTGTCGAAGCAATCATTAACTGATTAATCGGAGAATTAGTATTAGGTCCCAGATTCTTATATTCTCCATCTAAATCACGAGCGGGTTTATACCAAACAACCCTAGCGCGTAAGGTATTAGTCGATGAATTGTAGCATGAAATCTTAGATTTATAATTCTCAATCATCAACGAATACTGGGCAGAAGCAGTATTAGCTTGGGCAACCATAGTAGGATCAGGAGCAGTAGTATCTGAAACCATATTAGTAAATAACTGAGCCTGAATAGGAGCCAATAAAGGCTGAGTTAAAATAGGTATTTCTATTGCAGAAACTCTAGCAGAATCGCAATCCATTTGAAAAGCCCATTTACTGTTAAATTGAACTGGTGGATTAGCCATCTTAGCAAATTTCTGAGTAACAGATAATTTCTTCGGTCTACCAATGACTAAACCAGTAGACCTTTTAATTGTGGTAGGACTGACAGCAGGTCTCATTTTTCCAAATGACTTACGCTTCGTCCTTTTAAAACCCATTCGTGTACCACGAAAATGACCAGTATACTTCTTAGGACCAGTGGTCTCAGAGCTGGCAACTTGACCAGCTGATATAGCACCAGTAACAACTTTAGCTATAGCTTCTGCTACATAAGGATCAGCAGCATATTCAATTACAGAACCCCGTCGACGAGAGGAAGACTTTCGCCTAGACTTCGCCTTAGTCTTCAATATTCTTCTATTTCTTTTCGCCATTTAAAATTTTAACGTAGTTTTATTATATTAAATTTATGATCAAATGTTAAAAGTATCTATTCTAGATCGTTGTCGAGGAGGGGACGAAGGGCCCGGTTCTTCGGCGGTGGCGGAGTTCTCGGCGGCGGCAACTGAAGAACCTGAGACAAATGGTGGAACAACATCAATGAGGTCGAAGTCGGATTGTTCACCTTTGATAAGTCGCTTGAATCCTCCAGCAAGGAATTCAATAATAACTTCAATCCTTCGATAGAGTTGATGAAGATCTCCCTCATTGCGAGACTCCCACGTCGAGAGCGGAGGATTTGGGGAAGAGACGAAGATTCGGCGCGCTCTAAAGTTGCAATTGCCTCCCTTATATTGGACCTGTAATGGGTAGCGGTCAAACAAGGATAAAAGAAAGGAGAACTTGGAGAAGTCTCCACGGAATTCGTCAATGACAACATCGGGATGCGATTGTGGGTCGTAGCCGCACCACCAAGGTGAGTTCTGTTTCCAGTAGGCGCCTGGGGCAACTTGAGCAATGGTACGGGTCTTTCCGGATCCGGTTGATCCATAAAACCAGTAGATGCGGGTCTTGAAATCACGGGGCGCGGCATATGCAGTTCGAATGGCTGTGATTCCCCTGTGATAACGAATAAACTGTTCTCCGTGTCCTTCGATGATGTCGACAATGGACTGATCGGGGTTCTTGGCTGCTTCGACAAGTGCTCGCAAGTCCTTCCGCTCTCCGGGCTGGGGGATCTCTCCCTCTTCGATGATGAGCGTACCTGGG